TTAAGATCATTTCAAAATTACTTTTCAAAAAAAGCAATGTCAAGAAATGCAAGAAAAAAAAATGATTTATTATCAATTGAAATAGAAAAATTGTATTCTAAAATTGAAGCGAACGATTTAATTATTGAAGAAAATCAAACTTCGTTAAGGGACATTGATTCTTTGAAACAAGATGCGGAAACAATTTTAATGGATCGATCAATAAGTCCAATCAAAATAAGTAAAATCAATCAATATGTTCGAGAAATTTCGAACAGATAAACATAATAAACATATAAAAGAAATACCATGAACAAAAATTTTAAGAAAGTTCTTGACTTAATTGCCGAAATGAAACAATCATTCGCAAACGCGTCAATGAAATTTGAACAAGCGACTTTGCTTGACGGAACAATTGTTGAATTCGAAATCTTTGAAATTGGACAACCGCTTTTCGTAGTTACGGAAACGGAAACAATACCAGCACCGGAAGGAACACACGCTTTGAGCGGTGACCTTGAAGGCGTTTCGGTTGTTGTTGATGCAAATGGAATCATTGTTGAAATTATCGACGAAAGAGCAATCGAAGAAAATGCAAGCGCATTTCAAATCGTAGATGAACAAATTCCGGCGGTTCTTGAAGGAGTTTCCGAAATCATTGCAACCGAATTTGAAGTTGAAATGGATCGCGCTTTTGATGTTGCCAGTTTAATCGTTAATAGAATAAACGAAATCACAACGACCGAAGAAGAAGTTGTTGTTGTTGAGGAACAAGCAATGTCAAAAATAAACGCAAAGTTGGAATCATTCGCAACAAGCATCGAAGCGGTTGCCGAAATGATGAAAATTATTGCAAACCAAAACAATGATTTGTCGAAAGAAGTTGCGACATTGAAAGGTGAATTCGAGACCTTCAAGTCAGCACCAATAAACACGACATCCGAAGGCGAAAAATTCGCAAAAGTTGGCAACTTGACAGCTAAACAATTATGGTTAAAAAATAATAAAAATAAATAAAATGTCATTAAAAAAATACCTTAAAACATCATTCGACTACGATGTAGTTGGACTTGCACCGTACACCGACGAGCAAAGAGAAGATTTAATCGTTCGTTCGGTTACCGAAGCGCAAACATTACAATACATTGCGATTCAACAAGGAATCAAAGGAAGCGAAGAATTGAAATTAATGGACGATTCAATCGTTTATCAAACGGCGGATTGTTCAATGACACCAAATGGTGACACTGTTTTCACTGATCGTGCAATTTCAGTTGAAACTATTGGCTATATGAAAAGATTTTGTCAAAAAGATCTTGCTGGATTTTGGACGCAATTAGCGTTGACACCTGGCGCAATGGCCGAAGATAAGACATTACCTTTCGAAGCGCAAATCACTGATTATTTATTGAAGCTTCATGCTTTCGAATTAGACAAATTAATTTGGAACGGAAATAAAGCGACTGGTTCTGGAAACCTTGCGTTCATGAACGGATTTAGACAATTCTTAACAACTGCGAACGGTTGTGTCAATTTGAACACATCGGCGGTTGCTGCAATTACCGTTTCAAACGCTTACGATGTTTTTTACGAAGCATTTACCAACACACCAACAAATGTTGCGGAAGGCGAAGAATTCATTTGCATGACTGGACGCGAGAATTTTAACTTGTTATTAAAGAATTTAGTTGACTTAAATCTTTACCATTTTGCACCAGGGGAATTCGCAACAATGAACGAACTTTTATTGCCAGGTTCAAACATGCGAGTTGTTAAGGTTAACGGATTGAACGGAACGGACAACATTTACACCGGTCGTTCAAGTCACTTTGTATTCGGAACTGATTTATCTTCGGACTTCGAATCTTACGACCTTTGGTATTCATTCGACGACGATGTGATCTACCTTCGTTCTAAATTTAGAGCTGGAGTACAAGTTCCTTTCTTGAATCAAATCGGAGTTTGGAATGGTACATCTTCACCGAGCTAATTAAATAAATTAAATAATCACGACGGCCGGGCAACCGGCCTTCATTAAACTTAAAAAAATATGTCTTGTGAAATGACTTCCGGCTACAATGACCGGACATGTACTAACGGAAAAGGCGGAATCAAAAGCGTTTTATTGTTTCCTTTGGGAGCGGTTTCCGGCGCGATTGTTTCGGCAACAAATCAATTGACTGCGTTGACGGTAACTGGCGAAACGTTTCTTTACAAATTAAAGTCAAACCTTTCATCATACACCGCACCGGTAAAAGTTGATAAGAACAACGGAACGCTTTGGTATGAGCAATCATTATCAATGATTCTTGCATCCGATTCAAAAGAATTAAGAAGTGAAATTCACTTGCTTGCACAAAACGAAGTTGTTTGTTTGGTTGAAAATGCCGACGGAACAATTGTTGCGCTTGGACTTGGCGAAGGTCTTCAAGTTGCGGACGCGAACGAATACACTTCCGGAGTTCTTAAAAGCGACCGACGAGGACACACAATCGTTCTTAACGGAATGGAAAATGACGAAGTTCCTGATGTTTTGGGAACACTTTACACAACATTGTTGTCACAACAATCACCGTCAATCTAATACTTTACTAATTAAAATTAAAATGGGGAAGGGAAAATTATTCCTTTCCCCTTTTTTTTTGTAATTTTAGCGATATGAAAATAAAAAAAGAATACATCGGATCAAAATGTTGGTCAAAATTATTGTCGAAATGGTTGATTGTTGAGGAATCAAAAGGTGATTTTTATATGCAAGCCGGCATTTTTGACATTTACGAAACAACCGCACCAAAATTAATAAAGTATGTTGATAATACAAAGAAACGGAACGACGCCATTAATAGTGACGGTGACGGAATTGACAACGATTCCGAATCCAAGTTATCTATTTGAGTTCGTCCACGAACAAAGCTTCAAGGAATACCATTGCGTTTTGAATAACATTTCAACCGCAACACCGCGCTTTGATGAATTTGTTTTGATTGACGGCGTTGATGTGACTTTCGATTATAACGGTTACTATATTTATAACATATACGAACAACAATCGCCAGGGAATCTCGATCCGGCAAATTCCATTTCACTTGTTGAAACCGGACGCGCCGAAGTCATCGAAATAGATTCGCCGTCGAATGAATACGATTCACCGATTTATTTTAACATATATGAATAACGACAAAATTAAAATGACTTCGCTTTCCTTCCGGAAAGAATTCGTAAAACCGGACGAAGAAAAAGACCGTTCACTTGGATTCGTGAAATGGGGAAAGAAAAACGATTATCCGTATTTTTTAATTGACCTTTTCAACGGATCGGCTTGGCATCAAGGAATTGTCAAGACGAAAACATTTTACATTGCCGGAAATGGCCTTGAAATCGTGACCGGTGACATGCAAGGATTCATTGACAACCAATATTCGCCTTTCGACATGAACGAAATTGCCGAACAATTAGCATTTGACTTCGAACTTTTTGGCGGTTTTGCGGTCAAAGGGACTTGGAATCGCGAAGGAACAAGGGTTGCAAAATGGGAATACTTGGACGTTGACGCGATTAGAATGACCGAAGACGAAAGAATGTATTATTTATCGGACGATTGGACGGCATTGAATCAATCGGCTGAAAAAACAAACCTTCGAATGTTTCCGGCATTGGACGAAAATAGTCCAGTTGGATCATTCATAATGTATTACAAAGAACCGTCAAAGAAATCAAGAAAAGAAAAGGGAATTTATCCGAAACCAACATACAACGGCGGATTGACCGCTATTCAAACGGATTGCGACATCGCTAAATTTCACATGTACGAACTGCAAAACGGATTCAAGTCCGGAACGTTGATCAACATGCCGTCCGGTTTTCCGGAATCAACCGAAGAACTTCACCGAATCACCGAATCAATCAAAGGCCGAACACAATCGGTCGAAGATGCCGGCGAAATCATTATAACTTTTTCCGACGGCAAGGACTTAGCGCCAACCGTTCAACAATTAAATGGAAACGACCTGGATCGAAGATATGAAGTGACCGCAGCATCGGTTCAACAAAACATCTTGGTTGCGCATTCAGTTACCGCACCGACATTGTTCGGAGTTATGCAACAAGGATCGTTCAACGCGGCGGAATCCGGCGACTTGTTTCAAATTTTCAAAACAACTTACGTTTCTTCGCGTCAAAAACGAATTGAATGGATGTTGAACTACATGGCGAAACTTGGTGGCTATATTGGAACGGTTAAACTTGTTGATGTATTGCCGTTAATTTTGACACCAACGGCCGAAGTGATTTCACCGGTTGCACCGATTGCAGCTTGCAAGCATGAATTCACAAATGATGAAATTTCAGTATTCGAACAATTCGGCGAAAGTCAAGATAATTATAAAGTTATTTCGACGCATCCAATCGCTTGGAACACATCAAGCGAAGAAGTTTTCGCGCGTCAAGACATGATGTTTGAAACGATTGGCGAAATCAAAATTCAAATTAGAGATTTTGACAAGAACGTTTTGAGTTTATTAAAAAAAGGCGAAGACGCAACGTCAATCGCGAAGGCATTAAACACAAACATTGAAGCGGTTGCAACATCAATCAATCAATTATCAACCTGGGAACTTTACCAAAAAGGAAACACAACAAATCTTGGTGATTCATTGCTTGAAGATCTTGAAATCGAAATTGCCGAATTCGAGGTTCGATATACTTACAAAACAAGAACGGATGTTCCGCCAGTTCAAACCGAATCGCGCGAATTTTGTACTAAATTACTTTCATTGAATCGAAGCTACACACGCCAAGACATTGATTCAATTTCAACGCGAGTTGATCGCAATGTTTGGAATTACAAAGGCGGTTGGTACACGAATCCGGACACCCAAAAGACAACGCCTTGGTGTCGTCACGAATGGGTTCAACAATTGGTCGTTAAACAAAAATAAAAATTATGAACTATCTTTTATCCGTTGACAATCTTAAAAAACTTGGATTGATTCATTCCAACACCGACACGAAAATTCTTGCGGTGGCTATCAAACGAAGTCAAGACATTCAATTACAACCGGCTTTGTCGACACCTTTGTTCAAGGCGTTATTATTGCGCGTTCAAAACAATACTTGGACGCAAAACTATCTTGATTTAATGAATGATTTTGTCGTTCCTTGTTTGGTTGCATTTGTTGACTATCGATGCGCGTTACTATTAAATGAAAAATTGACAAACAAATCGGTTGGTCGTGTTCAAGATGAAAACATACAACCGAACACCGATAGCGAAACAAGCGCTTTGCGCGACCAATTAAGAAAAGACGCGTATTTCTACAAAGAAAGATTAATCGTTCATCTTATCGCTGATAATGGCGTCAAATATCCGGAATACATCGAAACAAATTCAAGTCCTGGACATTGCGCCGAAGACATGCGAAAGGATCGTTCAGGTTATACACCAATTAACTTCATAATATGAAATTCAAAGCGTCTAAAAAACAAATTGAACAACTAAAAAAATTTTTGAAACAACATGGAAAGAACGTTGAACCAACTAAAAAAGGAATTCGAAATCATTGCAACGCAGCACCGGCAAATAAATGATTTCTTTTTCGGTGATTTCCTTGATGCCGTTTCACGCGACGCGGTTCAATATCCGATAATGATTGTGACTTTGCAACCAGGTTCAATCGGCGACAATTTTGTCAATGTCAATTGCATTATTTCAATTGCGGACAAATACAATATTCAAGAATATCGCCAGATTGATGAAATTCATTCCGATTGTTTGTCGGTTTGCAAGGACATTCACGTCACTTTCAAACAATGGCGATTCGAAGATTTCCTTGATGTCGAAGGAACAATCGCGACGACACCATTTATCAACCGATCGCACGACGTTACGGCCGGCTGGACAATGAACATGTCCGTCAACATTTACGACGAAGAAAATTGGTGTCAAATTCCTTACGATAATTATGATTTTGAGAACAACTAAGCATAATAAAGTATGAATAAGCATCTTAGATCATTGTCCGTCATGTTTTTTGTTTCCGCTTATTTGACGGCAATCGCAATGTATTTCGAAGGCGCGTTATTTTTGAAGCTTGGTGGCGTCGCGCTTGGCTTGTTTTTGACACACCAATTGGCGCAACAATTTGACAATCGATGAAAATACAATTATTTATATTATTGGCCAATATCCGGCTTTCATTTCCAAAATTGCTTGCGGTTGTTGGATCGTTTTTTTTGCCGATTTCAGGCATTTTGTTTTTGATTGGGTTTGCGATTATTGTTGACACATTGACCGGACTTTGGAAAGCAAAAAAACTAAAAATTAAAATTACATCGCGAAAATTATCGGCGGTTATTTCAAAATTATTTTTATACGAAATCGCGGTGATTGGATTTTATTTAATTGATTATTTTATTTTGAATGATATAGTCAAACAATTCTTTTCAGTTCCTTTAATGTTGACGAAAATTTTATCCTTGGTTCTTGTTTCAATCGAAGTCATATCAATCAATGAAAATTATAAAGCGGTCAAAGGAATCGACATTTGGAAGTCAATGAAAAATTTATTCGCCAGGGCAAAAGAAATTAAAAACGACATCAATGGAATTAGACATAACCAAGATAGTTCAACACCGTCTATCTAACGATCAATATCTTCAAGACGTTCACGAAAAGAAACAAATCTATCTTCACCATACGGCCGGCGGTGGCAATCCAATCGCGGTTGCGAAATACTTTCAACAAAAAGAAGGTAAAGTTGCGACGGCATTCGTGATCGGTGAAAAGGGAACAATCGTTCAATTGTTTTCATCAAAGCACTGGGCTTATCACCTTGGATTGAAGCCGGAAGTTTTCGCCGAAATGGGCGTCACTTATCGAAGTTTAGACAAGATTTCCATTGGAATTGAAATTTGCAATTTTGGACCATTAAAGAAACAAAACGGATATTTCGTTAATTACGTTGGCGGACGAGTTGACCGATCACAAGTTACCGAATTAAATGGCAAATACAAAGGTCACATCTTTTGGCAGCGATACACCGATGAACAAATCGAATCAACACGTCAATTGCTCGTTTATCTTTGCGATACTTACGGAATTTCGAAGGAATACAACAATTCAATTTTTGACATTGACAAGCGAGCTTTGCGAGGTGAAAACGGAATCTTTACACACAATTCGGTTCGTCACGACAAGTCCGACATTTACCCTTGTCCGCGAATGATTGAAATGCTGCAAAACTTATGAAAAAACTAATCGCATTTTTAAGCGTTTTGACGATGTTTGGTTGTTCGTCCGAACGATTAGCGCAATACCATTACAAAAAAGCCTTAAAGCATGGCTTGAAGCTTGTTCAAGATAGCGACACGATTCGAATTGCAACCATTGATTCGATTGCTTATTATGTCAATGATACGTTACGATACGAAAAAATTATTCGCGAACGCGATTCGGTTGTTTTTTTTAGAAATGTGTATATTCCCAAAACGAAATGGCAAACCAGGATCGAATATAAATATAAAACGCAACTGGTAAAACAAGACGTTTTGAAATACAAATATATTTATAAAGATAGCAAAGAAAAGCGCAAAGAAATTCAACAAGAAAAACGAAAAACCAATTGGAGTTTATTTTTTTGGGGGTTCTTGGCCGGGTTCGCAACCTTTTTTATTTTGCGAATCATTGATAAATTTACACGAATAGTTTGACGAGCAAATATAGACCGCGTTTGAAACCGGACGAAGCGGAAATCTTAAGTCAATATCGCGCGATTAAAAGAACGGCCAACGAAATGGACATTGATGACAAAGATGTCAAACACGGTTGGATCAAGAATAAAACCGCATCATTATTTTTTAAGAATCCAAACTTCAAGACCGAAGACCAACAAGGATTCGAAAAGATGAAACAAGAAATCATTGATTCGATTTCGAACCACATTCCGAAATACATTCCGATTGAACGCGAAGAAATAATCGAAGGTCATTTATTGGTTGTTGATCCGGCCGACATTCACATCGGTAAACTTTGCGAAGCTTTCGAAACTGGCGAAGATTACAATTGCCAGGTGGCCGTCAAACGAGTTCGCGAAGGTGTTCAAGGAATAATCAACAAGTCAAAAGGATTCAACATCGACAAGATTCTTTTCATTGGTGGCAATGACATTTTGCACATTGACACGCCGAACCGCACGACAACCGGCGGAACACCCCAGGACACCGACGGAAATTGGTATTCGAATTTTTTAACTGCAAAGAAATTGTATGTTGAAATTCTTGAAATGCTTTTACCAATCGCCGACGTTCATTT